CACCAGGTGGTAGTTGCAGCCTGTGATGTAGATGCTCATTTGTTTGGTGTCCTTAGGATTATGAGTACGCAGCACACTGCAAGAATGATGACCCACAAAGAGCAGAGCAGCAGGGTTTCGGTGTCGGTCGTTGGGCTCATCGTGGTGGGTTCCTGAGCCCGTTGACGATCACGAGGGTGAACATGATGCACCCAATCCAGATACCTGCGCCTATCAACATGCGTGTCATCGTTGCAGTTCCTTTGCTCGAGCCCGGTAGTAGGCGCGTTTGGTTGCTGCTGTTTGCATTGCTTGTGCACGGTCGCCCATGAGTTCCCGATACACCTGTTCCACTTTGCGTGCCGTTCTTAACTGAACACGTTTGCGTTGGATTTGCAGTGAGCCTGTTGGTTTGCCCGCGATGGCTGTCGCGATCGCTGTGCGCGTATGCCCGGCTTTGATGAGTTTGTTGAGCAGCTGCCACGTTGGGCCTGCTGGTATCAGCGTGCCTCCTGGTCTGTCGTCGTAAGTGATTGACATGATCAGGTCGTAGGTGTCTGGTCGTACCCGTTTGGTTTCACCGCTGATGATTTGTTGCAGTGTGCCTTCCCGGTCAAGTCCGGTGAGTTTCTCAACGGTTCGCAATCCGATTCCGTTGCGTCGCAGTAACACCAGTCGTTCACGTGATGGTGTGGCGTCGATCAGCCGTGGTTCAACATCAAGCCCGTACGCTCGAGCTCTGTTCTCACGGTCCAATTGACGCTGGTAAACCGTGTTTGCTTCGGTGCACAGTTGACACCTGCAGCGATCTTGCACGTATTTCACTCGGGTTCCGTGTTCCCGTTTGCCCGCGGTCACGGTTCAGCCTCGGTCCACTATTTGCACCATTGATGCTGACATCAGCATGCGTGCCTGACGCATTGCGTCACCGTGCGATGGGTGTCCTCCTGGTAGGCGGATTCGGTCTGCGCCGCATGACAGGTCAATGACCCATGCGTTCATGCGTTTGTCGAACCTGACCAGCCAGTGTGGTTGTTCTGCCATTGTTGCCCCCGTTGGGTTGGTGGATGGCAGCACCGGGCAGCAACTGCTGGACACGGTGCTGCCATCAGATCAGATGATGTCTTCGATGGTTGCTGCAGGCTTCGAAGCGTCGATCTTCGCTACGAACTGGTGTGCCCCGTTGAACCCGCGTGTCGTCGGTTCAGCATCTTCCTTGCGTTGCATGGTGAGCACCGAACCGGTCAGGTCTTGGCCGGCACCGATCCCAGCTTTCGCCAGAGCGTCTTTGATGGCGGCGATCATCGCCCACTTGCCTGCGTAGATTCGTGCCTCTTCGCCTGTGGTGAGATCGATGCCGTCGATGACGAGTTCGGGCATGGGTTGGCCGGCCTTGTTGAGTTGTACTTCGCCGGTCTGGAAGTCGCGCTTTGATCGGGTCTGAATGCCGGTGATCTTCAGCTTCGCTTTGTCACCGACTTCTTCGAACTTGATGGCCGGCACGCTGCTGCTTGAGAACAGCACGCTGTCGATGGTTGGTTCTGTCATGGTTGCCCGTCCTTTGGGGTCTTGGGTGTCTTGGTTGTGACGATGGCTACGGTGTCGTAGCCGTACACCAGGTGCGTTGCGCCTGTTCTCAGGTCGTCAGCCGTTGAGATTGTTTGGTGTGCTTCGGTGAGGGTCATGGACCCTACCAGTGCACCGATGCTGATGTCAGCGTTCCGTGGTTCGTTGCGTGCCTGCCAGATCGCAGCCTCGAGCACCAGATCATCTAGGTACGGTGCGAGTTCGATCAGTGCGAGCACGATGGCATGTCTGCGTGCTGATGGGATACCACCGGGCCCTGTCAGGTTGATCGGGTAGTTAGCGGCTTTGCAGGCTTTGACAATGCCAGTGAGCCACAGTTGTTCTGCAGCTTCCAGCTGATCGATGCGTCGCTTCGCTTCAGCGATCTGGGTGTCATCAACGGTGCCGACATCGTCGGGTGTTGGCCGGCGCTCAGGTTTGACCTGTACGGCACTTTGTACGGACGTTTGATCGTCAAGTACTGGTGGGAACAGCGCCATCGCTGACCGTTCGACGTTCGACACCAACCGTTCAATGATGGTCTGCTGTTCATCGTCATAGGGTTCGCTTTTGCCTAGCCTCGGGATCTCCTCAGGCCACATGTCTGCGATCAGTTGTCCGTGCCCGTCGGCCAGCAGCTGCTTGACCCGATCGGTGATCCAGGTGCGCCAGTCGGTATGCACCTCAGCAAGCTTCTCAGCTTTGACATGCACCAATGGTTTGATGGCTGTCATCGGTTTGTGCTTACGCATCTCACGCACTTCGATGGCGAGCTCGAGGGCCAGCGCACCAACCTCAAGGTCAAGCCAGTGCAGTTCGCAACTGTTGTTATCAGGGTTCGCATTGATAATGACGCCTGTGGACTTGGAAACTTCCCACATTGGGGTACGTGCATCACCGTCGTAGAACCAGTCTGCGTTCGCGTAGCACGCCAACTGGCATGCAAACCCGACACCACCGTATGACACGCTGCCGGTTTTGATGTCAGCAACGAACAGTTCGGTGCCGTCAGTGACAAGCAGATCGAACGTGCCGGCCACCTTGTGCTGTTCGTTGATCACGAACCGTTCAGCAGAATCAGGCACCGGGCTCAAACCGCACAGTCGCAGCTGCTCATGCACAGCATGCACAAGTGGCGCAAAGTTCGGCGGTTCGTATGTGTCATCGAACCAGGAGAGTTCGAGCATCTTATGAATGGCGGTGCCGAGCTCACTGCGAACAGTTGACCCGCCAGCGCGGGCTGCAGCCTCACACAACCGGTTCAAAGCCTGTTTGTCTTCACGGTCAACGTCACACAGTCTGCCGTACAGATCAGATCGGGCAGCTAAACCCAACGCCACCATGCGCTTATCCCAGACACGCAAACCGTGCATGTCTTCGATGGCGTCTTTCATGGATGACGGACGATCATAAGTGACCCCGTCAATCACTGGCTGTCCGTGCCCGTTGCGCCTGATCGGGTCGAAGTCGATATCGATTGTTGCGCCCATGTGTGATCCTTTATTCGGTCAGATTGCCAGTATGCGCACCAGGTGCGACAGTCGTGCGTACTCGAGCACGTCGGGCACGCTGATACTCCAAGAACACCTCACGGCAGACATCGCACCGGCAGCCGAACTGGTAAGACTTCACAGTTCCGCACCTGGTCCACTGTGCATCGCTGTCAGGGTTCCGTTCGATCCTGCGTCGCACACCATTCGTACCAGCCCAAATGCCAAACCGTTCGTCGTTCTCATCGATGTGCTGCCGGCACTGCTGATACACCGGGCATACACCACAGATGGCGACCGCTTCCCGATACGACTTTGTGTCACCCCGATCAGGGTAAAAGAGATCCGTCTTGCCTTTGCATGCTGCGTGATCTGCCCATGATCCCACTGCCATTATTGCCCCGTTCGTTTGTTTTGCTCGCGTGCGATCTGCACGGCAGCTTTGATCCACAACATCTTCTGGCGTCTCAGTTCTTTGATCTGCTTCTCCTGGTGTTCCACCAGATCAGACAACCTCAGAACCTCGAGCTCTAACGCTTCAATGACTTTGCGGTTCCTCATGGTGTGACCAGCAATCGCTGCACCATGATGTTCGCCTGGTTGTTCGCAGCTTCGAGCTCGAGCACCCGATCGGTCAACGCACCGATCAGTTCGGCAGCGTCAAGCATCAACTCTCCAGCATCATTGCCGGCAGCTGCAGCACCCAACTTCACGGTCATCACGACCGCAGCGTTGTTCAGCGCATCAGTTTCGTTTGTCATTGTTCACCTCCATGAGAGTCATAAACGCTTCACCTGACATGATCACGTAGCACTTGCCCGGATCGGTTGTGCCACGCTTTTTTGCCCACACAATGCCGGCATCACGCCCTGCGTTGTGAGCTTGTTCTTCTACGTCTTGAACCCAGCCGGCCAGATCGAACTTGGCGTGATTCTTGCATTGAATCGCCGGCCATTTTGCATCGAACACGAACAGGTCACCCTGGTCTTCGTTCGATCCCGCAGGAATGCGTTGGGTGCGCAGCCCCCGAGCACGTAGGTACTCGGTGACTGCACGCTCCCACGCTGACCCTTTGGCTTTAGCCGGGTTGGCCATCAGTAATCTTTGGCCGCTACGTGCCACCAGAGCGCCATGAGTCCGTACCCGATGGCGTAGGTACCGACGACCAGTGCGAACCCGAAGATGTCAAGGTTCATGGTGGTTTCAACTAGAGCGCCGGCACCGAACGCTGCGGCAAACACTGCGACCACTACCGCCCACGCCCACAGGCTTGCTTTGCGTTGTGTGGGTGTGAACGGTCGATGGCATGCGTCGCACCTGGTGTCCATCATCGAACCTCGAGCGGTTCTACGATGCGTGTCTCACGGCGCATCTCGAGCAGTCCACCGAGCTCGGCGGCGATGACCCGAAACGATTTGCCTGACTGAATCTTTGTGAGTCGCCCGGACCTGATCCAGTTCCGAATGGTTTGCCCGGTGACGTTGAGTCGTGCAGCTGCTTCAGCGACACTGATCGTGCCGTCAAGGTCAGCGGGGTTGATGTGGTCATTCATGTGTGTTTGCTCCGTGTTCGTTGGGTGGTTTTGCATGGATTGGAGCTGTTCGAGCTCCGCTACTGCACCTGGCAGTTGTGACCCGATCGGATGATCGGGGCTGATGGACAGCTTGAACCTGATGTCCTCGATCCATTCGGTCAGTTCAGCGATGCGATCTGCGGTGCTCATTTGTTGCTCCCGTGTCGTGGCCGGCACTGTTGCCGACATGCAAAGTATGCCCACATTTTGCAAAGGTGTCAAGGATCGTTTGCCTAGAAACGTAAAGAGCCCCAGAACCTTGCCACGTCTGGCGGTTCTGGGGCTCAATGCCGGCTCAGTTGTGAAGGTTCGCAGGTCCGACTTGCCGTCGGGTTTGCGCCAATCAGCGCACAGGGGAAGGTGCGCTGTCATCGAGCCGGTGAACTAGGACACACGACCCCAATAGAGGACGGTCGGTGAACCAAACGAACTGGTCGATGTCGGCAGATCACTTTGGCTTGCAAGGCTGCCGTTTAACCGTGGTGCCAAAGCCATCACTGTTGTTGTGCCGGTCAGCCCTACAATGTTTCCGGGGGTGGTACCAACACCGATCACAGCAATGGCGTACCTGTTGCCGGCCACAAGGTCGTAGGTGGCGGGGTAGCCGCCGGTTGTGTCAAACGATCGTGGGTACACGGTGTTGGCAGTGTTGAACGTCGTCGTGGCAGTGCTGTTTGTTCGTGCTACCAGCGTCGCTGTTGTGCCGTCGAAGGTGTAGAGCCCGAAGCGGCTGAGTGTTAGCCCGGCGCTTACAGTACCGGCGACTGCGTAACTGATCTGACTGATCGTCATGTTCGTGGCCGGGGTAAAGAATGAGAAGTACACGGTGCCGGACACGCCAGCAGCAGCGGTAGTGGTCTGGGCGCGTGGCACCACATCAAGTGCAGTTGATGACGAGTTCTGCGCGTCACGGTACCGATCGACACTGAGCTTCACGCTGTTTGCTGTGGCAGCGGTCGTGGTTGACGTTGACGTTGTCGAGTCGGTCAGCTGCACAACACCGCTAGCTGATGTGCTGGACGCAGTCGCAGCAATCGTCCGGGTCGCTGAATCCCAAGTGACCGGTGCGGTCGCGCTGATTGAGTTGGTGAGACCCTCAATAGCGGCGATCGGGGACACGCCAGCTAAGGCTTCCCGTGCAGCAAAGTCGCCAAGTGCGACGTGACCAGGGTTGGATGGGTGCAGGTTGTCAGCAGACCACCCAAATGGATCGCCAGTAGAGCTTGAGTACGAGCCAAACAGGTCGGACCAATCCCAAATAGCGCAGCCGAGCTCCTCGGCTTTTGCGTACATGGCGGTCACGATCGGTGACCAATACGCATCAGTCTTTGAACCGTTCGTCGGGTTGATCAAGAACGCAAACGATGGCAGCGTATTTGCCCCACCGTTAGTAGATTGGATGTTTGCAACAAGTGTTGCCATCGCTGTTGCAATGTTTGCCGTTGTTGTGCTGGTTTCGTTAGAGCCAAGAGCGATCACAACAAGGGACGGGTTCAAGTAGCCGACAGCGGTATTCAGGACTGGTGAGGCTGTTGCATCAGCGATTGTGTAATGGCTGCGCATCATCGCAGCCCAATCGTTATTGAGCGTTCCGTCGAATGAGTCATTCCAAGTGGCAAAAGCTGACCCGACCTTGCCAGAACACCAGACACGTGTGCCAATGGTTTCGGTGCCGTCATGGATGAAAGCACCTTCGCAAACAACACTGCCGGTCTTGCCGTCCGACGAGGTCGCTTGAGTGACACGCAAAGTCACGGTGCCACGCGCACCCCACGCAGCGATAGGGATGGTTTGAGCCACAACAATGTGGCCACCAGCCGGAAGCGATGCGTCATAAGTGTCTTCGGTGCGATCGAACAGCAGAGTGCCACCGATGCCGGTGCCTGCATACGCACGAATCCTGATCGCACCATTGTTGTACGGAAACGGAAAGATTTTGACTCGACGGTAGAACACGGTGGCACTGGTGCCAGTCACCGTCAGTCGCATGTCAGCGCCCGCAGGGATACCCTGGGCGCGACGGCCAAGACCGTAGACCTGTTCTGTTGGTGACCCGGCAGCAGCTGTCCATTTCGGGTCAGGTATCAGCCCGTCAAAAGTTGAACAGGGAACGTAGACACCAGTGCGCCCATCAGCGTTTGCGGTTTCAGCAAGCAACGCAGCCAGCCGTCTGACGTATGTGGTGCCAGCACCCGAAGTGCTTGAGCCGTAACCCTCAGTGATTGAGTCACCGATCACCAGAACATCAGCGGTGCGGCTTGAGGCAGTGCCAAGCCCGTACAGGTTGCCGTAACGGGCATCAGCGAAGGCTTGCTGCCAGCGGCGCAACGGTTTTGTTGCGGCCTGCCGAGACAGGGTTCGCAGTGAAGTTGAGTTAGCTGACACGGTCTGTGTGCCCGAGGTGTACACGATCGGGTCGGTGGCGGCTACCACACCGGTCGCACCCGTGTTGCCGGTGTCGCCCTTGTCGCCCTTCGCGCCAGTGGCACCAGTCGCGCCAGTGGCACCAGTGGCACCTGTTGAGCCTGTGGCCCCCGTGGCACCCTGAGGTCCTGCAACCCCGACCGCGACGATCTCAGCTGACGCTTGGGTCAGTTCGATCGGTCGATCATTGCGACGCAACGTCACGTCGGTTTGTGTGATGGTCACATCACGGTTCACCTGGTCACATCCTGGACAACAAACACGGGGCCGGCAAGCAGTGTGGTGACCACACCTGATGCGTTTTCTTGCACGTCGTACACGGCTTGGCCGGCACTTAGGGCTGCGGTGATGGCGGTGCCCATAGTGCATTGGAAGATCCCGGCGGTGCCGTTCGTGACCGAGCATGTGAACGTGGCAAGCACAGCGGTTGATGCTGCTGTTGCACGAATCTGGCTGCTGTAGGTGCGTCCGGTGATGTTCACAGCAACACCCGCATCGTCTTTGACGGTCACGGTTAGTTGTTCGGTGTCACCTGTGCGGATCGTGATAGGGAGCTCGGCGGGGCTAGCCATTGATCTCACCGTCACCAATCGAAACCCAGTTGCTCGAGACAACTGAGGCGCTGCTGCGATCACCGAACGGTGCTGAACCCAGCGAGGTGAGGACCGAGAGCACGAACCCACCGGCAGCTGCACCACCAACGGTGCGCCAGTCAGCGGTGAACAGATCAAAGCCGGCAGCTGCACCGATCGCGACCACAGCGGTCTGCGCTGCGGTTTTGATGGCACGCTCGAACACATCAAGCCAGTACTGTTTGGTAAACATCAGATCTCCCACTCGGGTTCGGGTTGTTCCTGGTAGTCGGGGTATTCGTCTTCGTCAGGATTGTACGGTTCGGGTTCTTCCGGTTCAGGTTTGATGATCGTGTCGGGTTCTATTTCAATCACTGTCATCGTCGTCACCGTCTTCGTCGTCTTCGGTTTCTTCGGGTCGTGGTTGGTGCAGCATTGCCCCGTACAAGCAGTCCAGGTAGCCGATGGCGTCAACAACCGAATCGCGTAGCAGTTCCGGTGGGAAGTCCTGGGCCAGCCCGAACGACAGCCGTGAGAGCTTCATGGAAACCATGAACAAAATGCCTTCGACAGCGGAGAGCTCGACACCTGTGAGCCGCTCGTAGATGTCCGTGCTCAGCGCGTAATCTTCCCACGGTGGACCGTACAGACCACCTCGGGTGTCTGAGCCGGTGCCGTGCACCAACATGAACGCATCTCGTGCCGGTGAATCCCACTGCGGCAAAGTGTCCTTGATCTTCTTGCTCATCGTTTTTTCCCCTTAGAACCTTCGAGCAGTGAACTTCGCGAGCCGCACGCCTTCGTAGCGTCGGCACAGATAATCCAAACTGACAAACATGGGGTCGGCTGATCCGTCGCCGTCCACCTCGTGCAGCATGATGAGGCCCCGCCAGTGCGCGTTCCCCTGTGGGCCTTTGTAATCCTCATCGTGCAGATAGCAGGCACCTGCGACCAGACCGAACTGCTGCGCACCGGTACCAGGTAGGAACCTGACTGCGTAGTCAAGGGTCTGCTGGTGACCCATTACGAACGTGTGCCCGATCTGCTTCAGTCGCCCGGCAGCGTTGCCACCATAAGGCCGGCCAGACATCGGGTTCGCCCAGAAGTGTGCGTACCACACACCATCGATGCACACCGGTTGCAGGAAGTTATGAACCTGCCAGCCGTGATGCCGGTAGTTGAGATCATCTAAGGACAGCAACCCCACAAGTTTCGGGTCGTCGTCAGCTGCCCTGGTGATCCTGTGCTCATGGTTGCCTAACGTGATGTGCCGCTCAGGTAAATACTGTGCGTGCTTCACGGTGCGTTGGTGTGCGTTGTAATCCTCAAGAGGTTTGCACAACACATCGAAAGCACGGTTTGCAGCGTCGATGTCGGCAACGTACCTGCGACCCTCGAACGATGCTTTGCCAGTGTCATAGCTGCTCAAAGATTCCATGTCAGCGTGATCACCGATGTGAACAATGACATCAGGTTTGCGGTCCAGAATGTATTGACCAATCCACCCCAAATGATCCATAGGCACCCCTGGCTTAGCTTGGGTGTCAGGGATCATCATGTGTGTACGTGGACTACCAGCGTCGCCGGCCACGGTGGTGCACTGATTCGTGCCTGTCGAGTCGTTCATCAAGCCGCTCAACTTTCCCGTCAACCCGCTGTATTGACGAATGGATGTCAAGCAGTCGATCACCAACGTCGGAGATCATCTGCCGCCCTTCAGCGTGCTGACGTGTGTTCTCACGTCGCAGCTTCACCAGCTGCACGATCGCACCAACAATGCCGGCAAGCACGATGCTGATAGCAGTCGCGATGCCAAGCCATTCGGCAACCCCGAAGCCCGGTGTGTCAAGAAGCTGTGTGGTCGCTTGGGCGAGCATGGTTCATCACACGACCCATGCACGCCAGGTGCCGTTGGTGTTTTGGGTGCGGTAGGCGACCTGATTGGTTTCGCTGTTCCACACGCACACCTCGAAGCGACCGTCTTTGTTTTGTGCTGCGGTGACACCGTCACATGCAAACGGTTGCCCATCGTTCAAAGGAACCCAGCCACCCCAGTTGCCGTTGGGCCGCTGTTGCCAACGGTGCACCAGCTGGCCAGCGAAGAACCCGAACTGCACAATCCCGCCGTCTTGCTTCGTGACCATCAACATCAGTTGCTTCTTCTTCCTGTTGGCACCGGTCAGGCGGCGCATGAA